TCCTTATGCTATCCGAATGATTGCGTTACTTGCGTCTGCTGCAGGAAATTGAATTGTAAAAGTTCCACTTGATACAGTTTTGTCTCCACCAAATGCAATTGCACAAACTGCTCTATCAGCATTTGTATCGTTATATATTAAACAACCATTTGCTGTAAATGAAGCTGATGTAAAAGATACATTTGCAAAATCACAACACGCGGTGTCAGTTGATAAAGCTGGGGTTACACTTGTAAGTGCTATACCACCTGCAGTATAAGCTGAACCCGATGTATTAGCTATTTCATTTGTTGTTGAGTAAGCTGTTGTTGTTTTATTTATAGTAGCTGAACTTGTGTATAAAGCTAATTTAAAAGCGTTTCCAGATGATGCTGTAAAGTTATGTAACGCTTGTAAAACTTCTGTTTTAAAACTGTTACATACTGCTGATGTTATTGCCATAATTTTTTCCCCTTGTTAATTTACGGTGAAGGTGATTTGACTTGTATCCTAACTGTTCCGTCAGTGTAATCGTCTCGTCTTCTTCTCCCAATTTGCATTCCTGCAAACTGTTGTATGGATGTTTTATACTTATTTTCATACAGTGTCAACATCTCCATTGGACCTTTTAAAAAAGAAAATGCTTCTGCTAAACACGCGTACAATAGCCCTTGTGGAAAGTAATTACTTAGATATGTTGTCGTATTAGTGGCTGATAGTCCTGTTGTTTGTTTATTATAATATATTCTAAATTTGTAAGCAGCATCAGGTGTAGGGGCTATATATAACCCTCCTGAGGTGGTATCCGTTAAACCTGTAGCTCCACCAAACATAGCGTAATACTTAGGAAAACCTGTTACATCTTGTGATGTTAAATCACCCTCTGTTCCAGTTAGTCTATCAGTATATTCAGATAAATATGTTTGATCTTTTTTCTCTAACCAAGTACCTGTACCTGTAGAATCCGTTGTTGAATTAAATACTTCAACACCTCTAATAAATAATGCACCGGCCGGAGAATTAATTGTATTATTATCTGTAGATAATGTACCTTCTTGTACAAATCTATCAGAGTCCATAGGAAGCTCTATGTTAATTCTATGCTCTGCTTGCATAATAAAATTATCTATTACTGCCTGAGTAAATACGGAGTCATCAACTTCAGTGTAATCTCTAATTGTTGTTGTAAGTGTTGCGTATGTATATGCCATAATTAAGCTCTATCATTTATTGGGCCAGATGTACACTGTAAACCACCACCTGTAAAGTTGGCAACCCAACTAAAACCTTCATCATTATCTTTTAAATAATAACCATTTTGATTAGTAACTGTTGAAGGCTGACCTGCACTTGGAGACGTTGTGGTACTTAAAGAATAAACCTCTCTTGCCCCAAAAACTTTTGCTCCCGCATCGTGGTTACTTGCAATAGTATTAGCAGGAGTCTCTCCTCTAAACGGTGCATTAGTTCCTCTAATCAAACCTGATAAAGTTTTTGTTCCAGAATTATAAGCTGCATATTGAATTACTTCATTTTGATACATACCTGTTTCACTATTAATTTTTTCAATCATTAGGTATCCACCATTAGTGTAAAATGAAGTTGCATCAGCTACTACCATTGAAGTATCTGTAGAAGTTATGTTTGCCGATAAAGTTGTAGTCATTTCTATTTCTTTAATAGAGATTACAACTGCAGATCCTGCTTCTGACAAAGGTTGGGATATACTCATCAATCTTACAAAATCCCCAACCAATATTCCACTGTTAGGTTGAGATACTTCAAAAGTTGCTCCGACAGTAAGTAGATTTGGTGTACTAAAAGGATTACTAGGTAAAAAATCTGCTGTAGGAAATTCTGTTCTTGCTGGTCTTGCTCTTTGTAAAGCTTGTGGATCTGCATTAGTGGGTTTAGGTTGCAGTTGTGGTTGTTTGGGCTCATACTCTGAGTTGTGTACCAACGCACCATTCCATTCCCTAACCATTTCATTATATGGAAAAGCCAAACCAGAACGATCTGATATCGCTAAAGCATGTTTACCTTGTGCAAAACTAGACATTACATATCTCCTATTTCAATAGGCAGTGCTTTATCCGTGTTAGTACTACCTTCATTTAATTTTGCAAAATCTTCTAATTTCATATTTGCTTCATCTGCATTAGCTGGAGTAGATTGTAAAAACATAGTTATTGTTGCAGCAGGTAAACTAGATAATAATGTCAGCCCCTTCATTGCTAACGGTGTAAAACTTCCTGCTCTTGCTAACAAAGTTTGCATGGTATTTGTTTTTGCTTTACCAAGTGATTCATTATCTAAAATTACTTCTAAACTATTTCCACCCAGTTCTTTATATTTTGATAGTGGTATCTTTAAACTTTTAACTGTTCCTTTTAAATCTTTGATAAGGTTTCCTTGTGACATAGAACCTCCTTGAGCTATATGTCTAGCAAAACTTTTTTGTGGTGTAAAAAACTTACCACTTCTCTCACCAAAACCTTTAGCCATTCCAGATCTTGAAGGAGCTTCTCCTCTAAATAATTCAATCATGTCCATTATTCCGCTCATTAACTAACTCCTGGAAAATATATTTTAGGTGATATGTAAGTTGAGTTAGAAGAACCATCTTCAGATTCAGCTCTTTTTAATTCATCTTCATATAATAACTTTAATTCTTGTACTCTCTGTGGTGCATATTTTAAAGCTAGATAATAAGATAAACCCATTATCATACAAGGTACAAACCTGTAAGGTACATCTGTTGCATTAGTATAAGCTCCTACGTCATCAATTCTTTTTGTGTAATAGAAATTTATAAAGTCTCCTGCTTGTGAACTACCTGGTGTTAAATATAAAGTCATAGTAACTTTATCTACAAATCTTTGGACCCAGTATTGAGTGGGTAAACCTAAATCTGTTTTATTAGAAAATGCTTGATACTGAGATCTACTAATTCTTGTCATAGGTGTATCAACACTTGTAGTATCTACTCTGTAATTTGCTTCTTGAATATCAGTCATACCTCTTGGAGACTGTAGAACAGTATCACCACTTGCATGAGTTGCAGCTGTAGTGCCATTAACCCCTCTCACACATCCTGTAAGATTTAAACTAGAAATTCCTGTGTAAGTAATATCTTCTGTACCAATAGTTAAAGTACCTGCTGTTGGAAAACCCGTGATCGCGGTCAAGGGAATAGTTGTAACTGCTGCATCTATTCCTGCACTAAGTGTAGTGCTTACACCATCAGATACACCATCAGCAGTGGATCTGTAAAAAGTATAGACTGCTTGACCATTTACTAAAGTTACGTTTTGATTTTTTACTTCCCAAAATTGTAAACCTCTATTACCCCATTCAGAAAATAGAATATTTAAAGATCTTTTAGCAGTTTTTAATTGATAGCCAGAAACACCTTGAATGCCAATACGCTCATAAGCATCTTCAATAATTTCATCAATGCCTAAGTTCTTATCAAAAGTATAAGAACCTGAAGTCGTATTAGCCATGAGCTTACGCTCCTGTAATAGTTAATGTAACGCTACCGTCTGTACCAGTAGTTTGAGTTAACGTAGCACAAACTCCATTTTGGAACAAGATACCTGAACCGGGAATATAAACTTCTAGTCCCTCAGTTTCATATCTATAGATAGCTTTTAAATTACCTGCTGCTGCGTCTCCTGCATCAGCTACGTCATGTAGAGATAAAACAGAACCTGCTTCTCCTCTTCCTTGAATTGATGTAACTCTAGCTCTAGCTCCTAATAAAACAGAGGCTGCCCCTGTAGTTTTGTTAAGAGTTGTTTGGTCACTTGAAAATGAACTCATAGTTTTTCCTCCTTAAAATTTTATATGTGGGGCCGAAGCCCCACACTAATTAGTTATTATGAAAGGTTATTGTTCTGCAAGTAACTAATAGTTACTGTAGCAGCACCTGCTGAAGCATCGTCGTTTGCACCATTGTAGATGTAACCGATTCTAATGTCAGAAGTTCCAATATCTTTCCAGTTTGCACATAGTGCAGCTGTTCCTAAAGCTATCTTACCGATTGCTGCAATACTTACATCATTAACATATAAGTCAGTGTCAGCTGATGAACCAACTTCAAGTATATCAGAGCCTGTATCGTTAAACGCAGTTTCTACGTTAACATCAATAGCTACGATTTGAGAGTTAGCTGGAATTACAACGTTTGTATCAGTTGCAGCTCCTTCTGTTCCGAAAGCAAGTGAAAATGATTGAGCCATTAAAACTTGACCTGTATTTTTAACATTAGTTCCAACAACAGTACCTGTAGTATTTTTAATACCACCGGCTAAAATTGGTCCTGAAAATGTAGTTTGTGCCATATTAATATCCTCCTAGATATCTTAAATGTAGTCCCTAGGGGTTGTCGACTATACGCGTCTACATTCAATATTTATTATTTAAGTATAGTGTGTTTTTTATACAACAGTTTTTAGTAGAGTGCAAGAGAGCCTTAGGTAAAAGTGCGATTTCAGCGATGTAGCTTTTGTTCTAAGTAGCTACAGAAACTTGTGGAGCAGCGCCTTCAACGCTATTTTTTCTGTGAGCAATAGCTGCTTCTTCCAGCTTGATCTTTGTAATGACTTCTCTAACTTTGTCATCAATTCTGACCATTTCAAGAGTATATCTATCATTAGATAGATGCTCCTGTTCCCACTTCAACTCCAAGGACCTTTTTGCTTTGTATAGGTCTTGTATCATTAATAACCTC